GCAATGTTGTGTCGATGTTGAGGCGGTCAAAGTTGGCTATCAACTCGTCGCTCACAACCCACCACGGCCATTCTATCACAGTTTGTATGGCAGTGCCACCGTCGTTGGTTCCACCTATCTGAAACATACCGCCTGTTGATAGAGAAGTGCCGAATAGGATATTATTATTATGCCTGACTGCCACATTTATGGGCCTGTCAAAGATGAAAACTCTATTGTGACGGTAGTCCCACACGAACTCTTTATTATTGTAAGAGGAACCTGCCTCTGTGACTGCACAACGATATTGCCTTCTGTCTGTGTCGTTTATCCCCCACGCCTTATGGAGTTTATTCTTATCCAGTCCGTCAATAAAATCCTGTACGTTAATTCCTGACTGTGGTTGAAAAGATATACTCTGATATGTGAATCCGTTAAACATAAAAAACCCATCATGCGCAAGACCAATGAGCATATCCCCCTGCCCCATATCCACATAAGCAATACTTCTATGATAGAGCCCACGGGTGCTTGATATAGGCATAATGGACAACTTGAAGTCATCGGGCAAGTCGCCCATCATGGGCCACGTTGAGAACTCCTTGAAGATAAAGAATCCCGCCCTTAGTGGCTTGTGGCCTATAATATCCTGACCGTCATTGAGTCCGACTATCATATAGTTACCCGTGCCTTCAATGCGGTTGAACACTTCAGGAAAATTCTGATTGCTGAAGTAGTCTCTTGTCGGGAAGGCAGGGTCAACCACAAAAAGATACTGCTTATAGACTGTAGGAAACTTGCCGGCAGGCGGAGGCGTATCATTCCCAACTGGTAAGACATCTACTGAGAGATTAACGTCAGTGGTGTCGTCATTGTAAGTGGTAGTAGTGTTGTCACCGATAACATCCAGAAAGAAGAATACCGTTCCACCTGCTTCTGTGCGATAGATATTGCGCTTTGCTATGTCCCCAGTAGGGCCTATGGGAATATTACTCAGGTCTACAGAATCACTTGCTGTAGTGATAGTATTTGACGGCGTACCTGCGTTGCTCTCACCGCCTTTATCAGATACAAAAGTCACCTTATAAATATAATCTCCAGTAAGACTACCCGCCGCACCGACTGCCGCTGTAGGCCCTGTCGTCGGGGCGGATATGCCGAGATTATAGACCGCCGTGCCGTCATACTTTATCATCTCATCTCTACCATTACCCATAATGGCAAGGTCTACCAATGAGGCGAAGTCGGCAGGATAATCTGCGGTCATCCCTGCGTTTATTGATGAAAATAATCCTGTCGTTGTTTCTTTGTATAACTGTCCATTAGACTGCACCAGCAGTGTCGCATTGCCCGTGCTTTCCTTAAAAACGAACGCACCGTCTACTGAGGCTGACGGAAGGCCAGACGTGGAATAAGTCACATATCCGGGGCGAGTTTTGACCCCGTTCCTGTCAGCTTCCATGTTCAGGGTATCTACCAACACATTAGACGGGATAGATATCTCATCGTCGGTGTTGTTAAGACCAATTGTAGGTGTGTTTGGCTTGAAGATATTTATATTCGCACGCATTACCTTGGAAGGCCTCCAATTGTCATGGCGAATGAATTGTTTCTCTGTCTACGGCTCCGTGAGTCCTGCTTCATCAATCTCGATACTGCAATCTCATATAGAGATACGGCATCCTTGAAGACTTTATCATTCCTGCCCTGCAAAGCCTTCATATATACACCAGCGTCAAAAGCCGTTCTCCACTTAGTGAGAATATCAGTATATCTCGTCTCGGTCAAGTCTACCTGGCTTATATCCACAAGGAAGCGCATTACGATAGCATAGGTGCTGAGATTAGGCACGGGGTCGAGATAAAACTCGCCCTCATAGTAAGATATTTTACTTGGTGCGCCTACTGGAGCTACTATCCTTAGCGGTTCGTTGGGAATGTAATGCATATCAACCTCAATGTCGGCTATCATGTATTCACCACTGGTAGGTTGAGTTGCCCATGCAGGAGTGACAGTCGCCACGTCACCAGATATGGCCGTGATACGGGACATCTCTCTAATGGCATTGCCAGATGTCATGAATATAGGACGACCAAGATGCGCATCATTACCGTCACCAGAGGCAAGTGTGATAGTATTGGCAGAGGCCGCCTGCATAGTGCCTTTAGTGCCACCATCATACAGTGTGACCTCCGTCATCTTCTCGTAGTCTGTAGGGTCTTGGATACGCTGGTTATAGGCGGTAGGAATGATTACTTTCGTGGACTCAAAGAGTTTCCAACCTTTTCGTTGTGCAATGTCATTCTTTATCTCTTCGAGCCAGTAATCAGTGCCTCTTGTTATCAGGACAGAATTTGGGTTACTAAATCCCGCCTTCTTTAAAGCCTCGGTAACTATCAGAGTCGCCGTCATTGTCGTTGGAATTGCCATTATTGCCTCCGAAGATTATATCGTAATTCCTGTAGTAGGCGTCACTCTTCTTTTTCTCTTGTATGTAGCCCTGCCCCTGAAAACCTCTCGCTTCCATGGGCTGATAATTATATTTACGCTTTTTGATTTTTGCCATTTTTATAATATGGGTGAGGGTCGAAACCCCCACCCGTTTGAGGTTTACCTGCTATTATGCAGGTGTGTAGAGGGATATACCATGGTTGTCACGGAACTCCGCAACACCGTAGACCGTATCCACAACCGTGAGATTGCCAAGATACTCAAGGATATAGCTGGACTGTATCCTCGGAGTAATCTGCTCAGCGAAAGCAAAAGCGTCCCTATGCAGAAGGAGATTCCTACGATAGAGGGTCGTGGTGTCAGTAGCCGATACAGAGGGAACCTGCGTGGTTACAAAGACCTTGACGCCGTATATCTCGCCGAACTCTCCCGTGTGTATCGGAGAAGCCTCACCGTAGAAAGCCTGTTCAGTGAAGCGATTGATGCCGAGGAGGACATTCTTCTGTGAAGGATGGATTACCAAGGCCCTGTTCTCAGGCGGAACATCCGCATTATCGAGAAGCTCAATGGCGGCCCTGATGCCAGCATCCGTGAGGTCAGTGCCATTACCAGTGTTCGTGTTGGCTGTCGGGTCCCAAGCGGTAGCACCATCGCCACCAATCTTGGCCTGTGATAGACCACTACCGAGACCGATTATGTCAGTGTCCTGCTGTTTAGCTATAGCATAACCAGCACTGCGGGTATACTCGCTCCTGAGCGCATAGTTGCTCTGAACACCAGCAAAGTCCTCAATGAGGAACGAAGCCTCTTTGTGCTTGTTGATGGTTAGGGTAAACTCTGTCTCTGTCGGAGACTGGAGAGTTACCTGAGTGTTAACCGCCTTGTCGTTAGCCGTGAGCGCAGACAGGTCAGGGATATGAAGGATATCTCCAGCCTTGCGGTTATGGTTGATGGTCTTGACAACATTGCCCATGACCAGTTTGGCTTTGAGAAATCCTCTGATTTCGTTTAGCCAAATCTCAGGGATAAAAACCGCGCCTGTGGTCTGAGTTATCTGATTAGTTCCGAGTGCCATAATGTTGCTCCTTTATCATTTTACCCTGCCCTCTTTGTATGCACGCATTATTTCTGGTAGGCGCCGTTCATACTCGGCAGGGTTTCGCTGTATTAAGTCTACTATTGCGGCCTGTGAGAGCGTAGGAGCAACTCTTGGGGCTGTTGCACCACTTAGAGAGGCTCTGCGCTTCATATCCGCAATATCCTTAGCCGATTTCTGGACTTCGGGCATGATGTCCCCTTTAATCTTCTCCTGAAGTTTCTGATACTTATTTACAGCATACTCATAACGAGCTTTATAGGTAGTGAGATTTGCAGGTGCCTTGATTGCAAAACCGTCGATTATTGCCGTGACATCATCGTCTTTAGCGTAACCAAGGTCTGCAACTTCGGTGTTAAGCCAATTCAACGTCCGACTCTGGTCTTCCTGCTCCGTTAACTTGGCTTCCTGTTCCTTCTCTGCCTTCAACTCATTACGAACCTGTGCTGTGATGGTCGCCGTTAGTTCGCTGACAGCCTCTTTCGGGTCTGTATATAACTTATCAGACCAACCTTCGCTAAGTTCTATAGGGGTTTCAGATGGCTTGTTATCCAACTGTCCCTTCAGTAAATCTTTATAGAACCTATCCTGCTCGGCTTTTTCCTGTGCTGTCTGCGTCAACTTCGACTGCATCTCTTTATAAGCACTGGCGAGTTCATCCTGAGTCTTGTATTTCCCCAAGATTAACTCTGACTTGTCCTCAGTCGGGTTTTCTACTGCCTTTTCTCCTGTTTCCGTGGTTTCAGGTGCCTCAACTGCCTTAGCAGTCTCTTCAACTACAGGCGCACCTTCCTCACGAGCAGGGAAATCTACAATAGAGCCTTCTGATTCTGTCTGCCCTTCAGGTAACTCAAGGGTGATTGGCTCTGGTTCTGCATTCACAACCGCCAGTTTACGACTGATTGCCGCAGGAGCCTGTCTGTTTCTTGCCTTCCGTGCCATTTTCTTCCTCCAGAGGGTATTCCTTTACAGGAGCCTCAATTTAGTTTTCAAGCGGGTATTCCATCGGAGCCGCTTGATGATGCCTTCTTCTTTGCCGAACCAATGACCCGTAACAGGCCACGTGAAGCCATTATTGCACCCCTGGCCTTTCCCATCTGATAGACCATGTTAGGTGTTTCCTCATTTATCAACATAAACATCTCAGGAGAGGCCGCCCTATCAAAATATTCCTTGATAGCCAATACCTGCCTGTCTGTCAGTGTCGATAATACCTCTTTGCGTTCTTTATGCTCCACCGAGTAACCCCATCATTGCACTATCGGGGTTTTGCAGACCCCCATTTGCATCAGGCGGTGTTTTCCCACCTTGCTCCTGCTGTTTAAGAGCATCAAGATTCTTCTGAGTCTGTTCGGGCGTGTTTACCAGCTTCTTGTTAGTGATACTTAAGAGTTTGCGAGCCTCGACAAGCACCTCATTCACATTTATGCCTGCCATGAGCTGAGGAACCTGACCCACAATACCTAACAACTGCATGAACTGCTGAGTGTTGTATGCCTTAACCGCACTCTGTTCCGCACCGTAGTAATTTATGCGATAATCCCCTAAAAGAGCCTCGTCACTTATCTCACCACTACCGAACTTGAATTGCTTCGTGCTTTCTAAGAAGAAATTCAACGTATACTCGATAACAGAGTCTCCAATATGTTTAGTTATGTCGTTAAACCGTGTCGAAGACCCTTGTTTGATGATATTTGCCTCAAAAGCCGTTCTCTTGCCCCGTGGAATACCACCTTTGTCGTAGGTAGAGGCTCCTGTGGACTTCTCCCCACGGTTACGAAGCGTCTCTATCTCACCAAAGGCCAATGTGACGTTAGTGGATGGGTGCAAGGGTCTGATGTTGTCGTTATGGCCGACCTCAATGAACCCACCAGGTCGCAACATGAGGTTCTCAGGGTCTATAACGCCATCCTCTACGAATGAGTAACACCCATTGATAATGAGATTGAGGATGTCAGACTTCTGATTGGTGAATGTGTTGATAAGATGATATGTGCCCATGACGGGCTCAATGGCACTCTTGCCATAACTCGTGAACCAGAGATTGTCGTATGTACCCCACACTATCGGTCTGCCACCCCAATAAGGGTTAGGCTCGAACCGTATCACTGTTTTCCTGTTCCCTATGGAGATGAGATAGTCCTCATATAGCACGCCTTCTATCTCGAAGTCTCCGTACGCCTCAAGTATCTCTATTCCTTCTTTGTCTTCCTGAAAATTAAGGCCAAAGACGCTCAGCCTCTCTCTCTTCTTACCAATATCCTCGCCGTCAAGTGTATCACCCGACTCCTCAAGCCTATCAAGGTTCTTATACAGGTCTGCGTCACGCTTTAACTCGTTTATACTCCGAACCATCCGTCGGATAAAAGGCGTTTTATCAAAATATATTTGCGATGGGTCGAATACGACGTCAAACGCATCCAACGCCTCAAAGTCAAAGTTATCATAAATAGTTCTTGGGAAAGTCTGCTTCTCAACTCTTGTTCGGCCATCCTCACCCCTCACTTTTACACGTTTTGTGCTTGTTTTCTTTTTAATACGCCAAGGAAGTATCGCGGGAGCGTTACCTATGACTGATAACTGTTTGATGAATGGTTTGAACTTCTCTACAAAGCGTGTCTTATACAACTGCTGTTGCATATACTCCTGCATCTCCTGCTGATGGGTCTTGCCCTGCTCGTCTACACCAACGATGTCGAAATACTCCTCGTTAGTAGGAAAAAGACTGTTCCGCAATGCAGAAGAGATACTGTCTCCAGTCTCCTGAATAAAAGTATCTGCGACCTTACTACGCCAAGGCCAATCCTTATATTTACTCTCATCGATAGTGGTAAGATAGGCATTGACCTCGTCACGCCATAGAGACTCTTTATCCCTGCGGGCGTGCTTCCAGTCATCCCAAGAGCCTACAATATGCTCCACTATCTCAGCTTCAGATACAGGCTCTTTCTCTTCGTCAGCCATTTACTTCCCCTTGGCTTTCTTAGCCTTAGCCTTGCTCTTCTTGGCAACAGCCGAAATACCAGCCATCTTCTGCATCTCAGCAAGTCTTGCGTCGGCTATGGCCCTATCAGAATACTCAAATACCGTGTCATTGTTATGTATCAGAAATCTCTCTTCCATCCATATTGTATGACCCTGCATATTCCCCTCCTAATATCCTGTCATTGAATCTACCATGCGAGGACGCCAGTTCTTCCTCGGTCTTCCGCGCAATGCAAAATTGTAATCTTTCATCATGTCGTATACATAGCTCAAGGCGTCTAACCCGTCGTCGTGCCAGTATGGAAACTTGTCCATCTCCATCTTCAACCTGTCTACGTATATCGCCTTCACCGATTGTGCCACAAATATCTTGCTATTGTCAAGAGGCCACGCCAAGGCATCTGTTATCCTCGACCGCTTATCCCTACCAGCGGGTCTCAATATCTCCAAACTCCCCTGCTCTAAACTTATCCGACGACCACGCATGGACAATGCATTCTTGACGTGTATTTCCGTTGTCGACAGCGCAACTTTCTCTACTCCGACTTTCTGGATTATCCCATTGCGCATGTACATCCTAACTATCTCCTCGATAGCCTCTGTCTGCCTCAACGGACTAATAACAGCGTCCAAGATATACACATTACTCGCACCTATCTCGTCACCCTTTGGCTCTACACCAACTACCATGATAGCCCAGGCGTCACCCTTGCCCGTAGTGTCGTCACCTGCGGCGTCAACCGTCATGAACTTATATACGTTCCGAGGCACGAACTTCGGGTCTATCATCTGCAAATACTCACTGTGCAAACTCCTAACGCCACTCGGAGTCGGGTCACATAACTGCTGAGAATTGAAAGTAGAGTCAGTCTTTAGGTCATCTAACCTCTCTTGACTCATAAATACAGGCTTACCGTCTATCTCACCATTCTCTGTAGCAGGCTTTATCCGAGTGGTAAACATCAACTCTCCCCTGATATTCCTCTTGTCACGCATCCGAACCAATGGCCCCGCATGACTGTAAAATGTGCCAGTTACCCTCTCACGACCGCCATCCATGCCAAGATTCTTACTCATCTCATAAGCAGAGTAACATAAATCTAACTGGTCGGGGTTCTTCGCTATATCCATAGTCTCAACATCGTCATACTTCCTGACATTGTAATGACCACCTGTCCGCATACCCTCAACTAACCCCGAACTCTCTACAGTACTCTCCTTCCTACTCGTACTCTTACGTTTCAATATTATCCCGTTCTGCAACGACCACGACGGACTCTGCACAGATGGATTCTCATACAACACGTCAGGAAAGCACGCACGCATTATCTCCATCTCGTAAACCTTCCTTATGCTATTCAAAAACTTGTCAGCCGCAGGTTTGCTATATGAAAATATGCACGTGCAATGCTCCGGGTTGGCTAAATGATATTGAACCGTCTCGGCTATCGTGATTATCGTACTCTTAAAATGCTCTCTCGCCCATATATCCAAAGTCTTATCTTTTGGCCCATCCTCAACCTCACGACAAGAATCTACCACAAACCTACAGTTCGCTATAGGTATCTCCATCACAAAATACACAATGAACCACAAGTCGTCTAATATCAACGTCCGATACGTAGCCTTGTCAGGCACCACCCCATTCGCAATGTCACGGAATATCGCCTCGTAGTCGTATTTGTAGTTGACGCCCTTAACAGGCTTAAAATCTATCATGCGTGCCCGAGTCCTTTAAAAAAAATTGCTCGCGGCCAAAAAGGGGCTTTAACTCTTACCACT